CATTTCCAGTAGAGTCTATACCCATATTTTCCAATTCTGCATCAATTCCTCTTTCAATTGTATTTAAAGGAAATTGATCTGCTATTACATCAATATCTTTTACTTTTGCTTCTTTCTTTTCAAAAATAAGACTCTTCTGTTTAAGTATAGATACTGAATCTTTATATCCATTCCATTGGGTGATAAATTGCGGATATGCTTGTCTCATTTGACGGACAAATTCTGCTTCCTGAAGTTTACCTTCTAGTACCGCGTGATATTTTTCTGTTGCTGTTCTCATAAGTAGTCAACTAATTTATTATTTTATAACCGTTAAGGACGGCTAACCTGTTTATATCCTAATTTCTTTAATGCCTTTTTAGCTCTATTGCCTTTACCAAAAGCAAAAGGGGTAGCGTATTGAGCTCCAGTACCGGGCGTGAACGTTGCTGTTCCTCCAGTTACATTTGCTTCATCAAGCTCCCTCATTACTTCTCTTATAAACGATACTGCTTCAGACCTTTTCATTACAGAGATTTTAATTCGTTTACTAAGTCGTAAAATTGCATTAAATTAACTAAGTGAGTATCGTCAATCTTTTCTGTATTTTTTACAGTTTTTATAGATCTTGCTACTTCTTCTAATTTTATTTTTACTACTTCATCAGTAACCTTAGTAGAAAGTTTACTAACTTCTAAGTTTAGTTTTTTTAATTCTTCGTTTACTATATTATGTAGGCGTTTTTTAGAATTAACTGATGTAATAAATTCTTTAAGTACATTTTTCTGTTCTGGAAGTAAGTCCTTATATTTATTGTTAAATTTTTCTAATAAAATTTTAAATGTAAGTAGCTTTAAATCTTTATCGTATTTTGAATACTCCTCTATTAAGGTATCCTTTACGTAATTTGAATTTTGAGACTTATCTGTTAAGTGTTCTAATAGGGTCATTTTATTATCTACTAAGTACTTAGGGTCTACTAATTCTTGGTTATTCTGTGCTTCTAGTAAACAGTACATAGAAGCTAAAGCTTTGTAGTCTCTAACTTGAATGCTAAAAAACTCATCTAAATCATAATGTTTCTTTATCTCAGATATTAATTTATATTTCTGATTTTTAAGAGCTTCTTGATTTAGCTTCCTAGATACTTCTGTAATAGTGGATATTATTGCTTCTGCTCTTTTTTGGGATGCTCCTTTAGATTTAATTACTAAATCGTAAAGTTTATATTCCTTTGCTAAAGAATTTCTGGTTGCGTAGAATTCTTTTAGTATGCTAACAGCAGGTGATTGCTCTCTATTGAGAGTATCAGCCGCTATTTGCTTTACTAATAATTCAAATATCAGTCCAGTATTTCTATACTTCGAATGCTTTATCTTCATCTTATACGTTTACTATATATAAATATGCACTACTTACCTAAATCTCTAATTTGATCTTCGTTTAGTAGCCCTTCTCTGTCCTCGTCACTATTTTTTGTAAATACTATCTTCTTTAACAAATCTTCATTTTTAGCTAAAATATTCTTTGCTATAGTATTTTCGTTAACATTTTCTCCGTCGCTAGGGTAGCCTCCTTTTAAACCATGTGTACCTAAAGGATCTCTACCTCCTAGTCCTGCTGTAGTTCCGTATACCGATGCCTTTTCTTTTGGTCTTCCACCTTCAGGGCCTGGCTGTCCCCATTCTGAGTAACCTGTTGGTATGTTAGTTTGATCACCTCCTTTTGGAGTTGATGTTGCTCTCCTACCGTACATAGATGCTAAATCATGAGGTGTACCGTATGTAACTCCAGATGAAGCTGGGTCGTTTCCTTCGTTTTCTATTTGGTTTCTTCTAAATTTACGTTTTTCATCTTCAACCATTAGGTCTCTCATTTCCATGTACCTATCTTCAGACATATCAAATATATTTTCGTAAATATAATCAGTAGAAAATAATTTAGAATCTTTCATTTGAGCAGCTAAATCTATCTTCTCTTTCATTAGAGCTACTTTTTCCTGTTCAAATATAATAGAAGGTGTAGTTAACTTAATTTCAAAATTAGTTAAACTTTCTCCCTGGAAGCCTTGAGTGTAGAGGTGAACTAATGCAATCTTAGTTAATTCTGATTCCATTATTCTCTGGATACGTTCTACAGTTCTGGCAAATCTAATATCTTCTGCTGCTAAAGTAGCTTTTCCTGATAAATCACCTTCGTATCCAAAGTATGCTTTAGGTATTTTTAATGCTGCAAATAATTTAGATTGTAGATACTGTACATCGTTTGTACCGTCGTACTCTAAACCTTTAGTAGTTTCTATTTTAGTAGCAGTATCCCCGCCTCTAACAGGAAGATAAAAATCTTCCATCATATTTTGCATATTAAACTTCAAGTTATATTGACCGGTTTGAGGATCAACATAAGGAGTTTTTTTCATTCCATTAATAGTTTTTTGCATAAACTGCTCAACTTCATTAGGAGGAATAGAACCTACATTAATATAAAACATTCTCTTTTCCGGTGCTCTCATGATTCTATGAATCAACATTGCATCTTCCATTAGAGATGTTTGTTTAAATATTTTTCTAGCTGGCTCTAGATAAGATCTACCGTAAGGTAGGTAATGAGTATCAGAAATTAATCTGAAGTGTGCCATTTCGTAATTGTCTATTTTTATGTTCCTACTCTTTTTGTTTGGACCTCCAGGAGCATAAGAATTATCTGTTGAAGAAGTTATACCGTCAGGATCTAATTCAAATTCTACTTTTTGAGGATTATCTGGATCATGGCCTTCGTGTCTAGCAATGTGGTAGACGGTATAAGGTAGGACATTATAGACTCCGTACTTTTCTGCTATTTCTAATTTCAAAAAGAAGTCTCCATATTTAACCATATTTCTAGTCCATGACCAAAGGTTAAATTCTATATTTAATACATCGTAAAATAAGTTATAAAGAACTCTCTGTATATTTTCGTCTGTAGATTTAATACCCAGTATTTCGTTTTGATCATTCTTTACTGTTGCTTCATCAGCAATAATATCAAGTGCAGATGCTATAATTGGATCAGTATCCATAGCTTCATAATCAGAATATAACTGGACCCTTAACGTCTGATAATTTAAATTAGGGTTAAATATATTTGCTTTATTATAGGTATATAACCTAGAGAACCTATCCGTAAGGGAATTAGTCTGGTACTTACCTGTGGTCTGTATATTATTTGTGTCTACAACTTTCAGCTGTGTTCCTCCAACATTCCGTATTACTACATCTGTAGAGAATAGCCGTTGTAAACGTCCAAATAGCGATTTATCTGCCATTAATTTGTGTTTTTATATAAATAGTCTATTTTAATAACCAGGAAATATCTTCTTGAGTACGTCCGTTATCTACAATATACGGATTATTTTGCTGGTTTCCAACTGTATTTATGATTGCTTTGTTTCTTGAGTTAAGGTTACTAAAAGATGATAATTGTGCTCGTGCTAGGTCCATACCTTGTTGTCTTAGCCTTAAAGCAGTATCTCTTACATATAACGCTGTTGCTGCTGAAATAAGTAAATCATCGTTATAATTTATCTGTGCTTGTGGTTTTCCATTCTTCCATACAAATACTCTCATCTCTCCTAATAGCCTCTTAGACTGTATGGTAACACCTCTTTCTCTTATGTATTCAATCATCTTAGCAATTACTAAAGGTCTAGTTCTAACAGACATAGTAAAGCCTGGGACTAGTTTATCTCTTTCAAATTTGCTCATATATGATTCTACAGTTTCCATTTGAGATGTAGTACTATAGTATAGATTTGAGTATTGACGTTCCATTATTTGTTCTATTGTAGCCCAACCAATGTTTGCGTTTTCTACTACTAATAATGCCTGATTGTATTCTGTTGCTATTCCTACTAGTACATTTCCAAAATCTTTAGGAGATAACTTACCTTTATATTCACCAACTTGAGTACAGGTTTCTACATCAAATACGTGGAATGCAGAATAATCTGCAGAGTCTCCTCGAGCTACATCTGCTACAACCATATATGATTTAGAGTAATCAACTCCTTCCCAAATCCATAAATTACCGTCAACACCTCTCCTCTCTAAAGGATCCTTTAAGTATGTTTGTTCATAAAACATCATGTCATCTGGTTCAAATACCGTATCTCCAGAAGCTAAGAAGTCACAATCACATTCCTGTCCAGCCATTCTAGGACCAAGGTCTGAGTCTTGTTGGTCTCTCCATTCTTGGTTTCTTTCTGGATGTACTGTCCATGGTAATTTAATAGGAACAAAGCTATTTTCTGCGCTTTCTGCTTTTTCCCATGTTTGATGGAACCAGTTACCAATTCCGTTAGGAGTTGATAATGCCATACACTGTCCACCTGTTGCTAAGGTTTGTTGTGCTGCTGTAAACGTTTCTTGAATGTTATCAATAAAGGCTGCTTCATCGATAAGCAGTAGTGATACTGCCTCTGACCTTGCGGCATCGGCGTTAGAAGATTTAGCTGTAATTTTCGATCCATTCTTTAGTCTAAGTGATAATTTATTTTTTTCTACTGCTGGTAATCTTAACCATTTAGGTAGTTGATCATACATAAACATAGTCTTAGATACTAAGTTTCTTGCAGTAGCTTGAGTTGTTGCTAGAGCAAGTACGTTCTTATCCTTATGAAACAACATAAGCCACAGAGAGTAACCTGCAGCTAAAGTGGATATACCTAACTGTCTTGATTTAAGAGTAATTAAGTATTGATGATCTCTAAATAAATGTAATACTTTATCTTGAAATGGATATAAATTAAATAGTATACGTCCTCTAGTAGGATGCTGTATATAGCAGTACTTCTTCATAAAGTACGCCGGATCTTTAGCACACTTAAAGTACTCTTGTGCTATTATTTTTTTTATATCTTTTGCCATAACTAACTTATTTTAACTCCAGAAGATGATATGAAAGGGTTTTTACCGCTCCATCCTCCTGCTGATCTAGTTCTTACAGTTACCGGTATAGTTATGTTTTTTATTTCACTTCCTATACTTAATTGGTAATTAACAGTAAAGGATTGTGAACTTCCATTATAACTGTTTTGTATACTTTTTATATCTTCAATAGAATCAACATTCACCACATCTCTCAAGGCTTTATTCTCAGATACTTCTTTAATTGTGGATTCCGAATTTCCAGAACCTACTAATAATTTATAGGGACAAGGAGTTTCACCTATACTTTGAGTTCCGTAAGTAATAACACTTATAGTATTTAAAAAGTATTTTAAATTTACTGGGGATTCTAAATACTTAGAAAAAGAGGTTATTAAGTTATTTCTAAATGGGTAGTAGAAATCTTCTTTGAAAAAATCTAAATCATCTAGTTGAAATTGAATTGCTAAATTAGCAAATGCTCTTCGGCTTGTTGTTTCTGAAAATCCTTCTTTTCTAATATCAAAATCACTAATTGCTTTTTTAGCATTAGATGCAGATGTAGGAACTCCATTAGTTGCCTTATCCCATGCATTATCTATAAGAGCTTTAATATCTTCAGGTTGGGAACCTCCTAATTCAGACAAGAATGCTATAATATTAGTATTAAATTTAGGTGTTTTATCTTCTCCTCAAGCAC